CTTGTAATATGCCATAGCGTGTTGAACATACTTATCAATACTAATGCGTTTCCAATGTCCTGTCTTTGGCTCTTGCTCTAATGACTTAATTGCCATATCGAGTGCATTCTCAACTCGTTCCGTATCGTACTTTTCTTCAAGCATATGCACTATTACTTTCATAATGTTGATTGCATCTTCTCTTGTCATCCTTATTCCTCACTTTCACATAAACCAAAACCAAAACCACAATGGTGTTTCTCCAACAGGCTTGTCATAATATTCAACAAATCCCTGTCCACAACTAATCAAGACCATGATTGAAAGCACTATCGCACATGATACAAATATCATTCTGAATAAATTATCTTTTTTCATGTTTCCTCCTAATATCCAAAATAATGGTCTCCATACTGATATGCAGGGATGCAGTATTGGTTGTAACCTCCTGCAGTAAAGAACAGAATGTCTGAATCTGTCCTGCATTCCAATTCCAGACTGATGGCTTTGTATGTCTCCTCGGATGGATCTATTCTGTCCATGCTCCCATTGAAATATGTTGTGAATTGATATGGTTGTTTGATAACAGAGCAAATGTCATCGGGAAATCTGCTTGAATCAACTCTGTTGAGTATTACATCAACCACAAGTCTCTTGCCCATGAGGTCTTGATTCCCTGCCTCTGACTCCACACACCTTGCCATCAAATCAATTGCCTCAATGACATCAATCTCAACCTTTGGAGCATGTCCGAACTCAAGAACAATGACCTCTTTCTCGATCGGCTCTGATGGTCTTTCATAGTTTGCAGACATACCAACACCGAATCCACATACTAAACCAAGTAAAAACAGTAATAATTCATCAATCACTCTCATTTCTCCCTCCCTCAATCATTTTATTTTGCATTCCTGCAATCATAGTTTTCAGATGCTCTGGCATCTGTGCCTCTTTTCTCTCTCTTTCATCCAATTGTTCATATATCTTTCGAAAATTGGCTCTGTCATGGTCTTGATTCTCACTCATGCACAGATTCTTGAATCCAATCCTTTCAGTGACCTTTCTTGCCATCGGAGAGAGTGAATCAAGAGCCTCTGTCTGTCTGTATGTGCCATAGTTCTGAATTGCCTTGCAGACCTCCTGCCAAGCCTGTCCCCAATCATCTGATGCACCATGAATGATGTCATGTGACATCTCTCTGATGTCTGCAATGCTTGGAGACCACTTTGAGACATTCACCCATTTGTTCAAACTTGCCTCTGCAACCTTGTATGGTATGTCCTGCAACTGTGCATACCAGAGAGCCATTGCTTGTTCATTCGGCAGGATGGACTCTCTCGGATAGTATGTCTTGAGAGCCATTGCAAACATGCTAAATTCTTTTTTGTCCAATATTGACCACCTCCAACCATAGTCCCTTTTGTCCGTTTCGCTCATAGACAAAATCTGTCTCAATATCGTATTTCATCAGATTCATGAAAGTATCAACCATGTCATCCTTGTCTTTGCACTTGATGAAATCTCCCTTTTTCAAATCAGTCATTCAAGTCCTCCCTCAATGTGAAACAGTCTTTGTATTCTTTATCCCACCATTTAACAAAAGGACATTTGTCGCAGTCACCATCTGTCAGACTACATGCTTTGAAAGGTAATGGACAGGAATCTGTCAGATTCTCACAAGGAACAAATCCAAACACCTCTTTGAATTTCTCTTTGTTTGTCATGAGAGCCTCCTTTCAAGTCTTTTGATTTTCTTTATCTGGTATTCCTCAACCTTTTTGGTGTTGTCAAAAATCATGTGCAACTGTGTCATCATGATTTCCACATCTGCCATCTCCTCGGAGACTGCATCCTGCACAATCTCTCTTTCATAGTCTTTCTGAACATATCGGAGTTTGAGGAGAGCCTTTGTCAGTTCGGACATCTCCTCAATGGCTTTGTCAATCTGTGCCTCTTTTCCGTATGTCTCAATTGCTTTTGATAAAACATCATTCATTGTCATTCCTCCTCTGCCCATTTCTGCATCATTGCATATGATTCATCCAACTGCTCTGCAACCTTGTTTGTTTTAGATCCTTTTCTCTCCTTGACTGCATCCACTACCCACTTTTTGATGCACAGATAATGATTCTTTGCTTTATAGCCTTTCATCTCTATGTATTCATCAAGAAAAGTGATGCAGGAATCAGTCATCTCTGTTCCATACTCGGAAATCAGTTTTTCATACTCCGAATCTCTGAGTCTGACATGCTTATATTCACCAAAGAGGTGTTTCTGGTCTGTGGGAGTTGAGGCTTTAGCCTCTATACTCTCTTTCTCTATCTCTATCTCTTTCTCTATCTCTTTCTCTATCTCTTGTCGGACATTGTCCTTTTTTGTCCTCACTTTGTCCTCTATTCGATTGCGATAGTCTCTTTTTTTCTGTGCCCATTCGGTTTCAAAACCAAGCATCTTTTCAACCTCATTCATGAACAATGTTCCATCATCCAGAACATCCATCATTCCAAGTTCGGTGAATATCTTGATTGCCTGTTTCACAACATCCACATTTGTATTTGTGATTGTTGAAAGCATCTGCTCATTGTAGGGAATCTGCTCTGAAAATCTCAAATTCCCCTCATGATCCACACTTTCACAGAGCAATTTGAGATAAAAAAGGATATAATCTTTGCCATTGCTCATTGCCTCAATGATTTGGATGTCATGTCGCTTGAAAAAATCCTTTTTTAGCCTCAACCAATAATATTTTTTTGATTCTGACATTTTTTCATCTCCCTCGCTTTTTTCTTCTTCTGGAGAATCTCCTCTCTGTTTTCTTTGTAATATTCCTTGTATCTCTCATTGTTCACCTTTCGGATGTAGTCTTTCTTCTGCTCATACCAAATCTTGTGAGTCTCTTGGATGTGTTCTTTGTGTGCATAGTAGTATGCCCTTGAATATGCTCTTTTTTTCTCTCTTTCTGCCTCCTCTTTTGGAGAGACAGGATGCTCTGCTTTCTCAAGTGCCATGACCTCTTTATCTGTGGCAATGCAGTCATCAAAGACACATTCCAGACAGTTTCCATCACACATCAAACAGTCCTCCTTTTATCAGTCCATAGACTGCAACCTTTTTGCCTGTGTATTCACAGACCTTTTTGCCTATTGGCTCAACAATGCCTCTTTTTGACAGTTCAGTCATGCGAGGCGAAACATAATTCCTTTCAGATGTTGGAATATAGCCTTTCTGCATCATGATGACTGTACATTCCTTGGCAGTCATGCTCCCCGATTCAGTGAGACATTCAACAATCTGTGAATATCTCTTTTTCTTGTCCACCTTTTCATGTGCCAAGCCTCTTGTTTCATGTGTTACATATTCCCCTGCAAGTCTTTCCTCCATGCGTTAAACCTCCTCAATCTCTAAAATGACTTTTGCCTCTTTGTCATATTCAAATGTATCTGTGAATGCAGTCACACACTTTCTGTTGTCATCTGCCAACTTGCCATGCTTGACCATTGCATCCAGAATGAACTTTTTTGCAAATGCGATATTGTCCAAATCTCGCCTCTTGTTCTTCTCTATCCAATGGAAATGGATCTCAACAGGATTCTCAAATCTTGGCAACTTTACAAGAAAAATCCCGATTTCTTTTTCAATCCTTTTCTTGAATCTTGATGCAACATAAGGATTAGACCTGCACACATCAACATATTCGTTGAGGCTCGGCAGTTTCATTGGTATCTCACAGATAACTTTTTCCGAATGTTTTGATGAATTTTTCTCTGTTTCCATTTATTTCCTCCCATTTCTCTTGGCAGTATTTCTTGAGCATGATGTCAAAAGGTACATTGAAATGAACTCCCTCATTTGACAGATTGTGATGTCTCCCACACAGATGCACCCAACATCCCTGTTCCTCTGATATCTGCCTGTTTGCATATCCATAAAAGATGTGATGCTTGTGCAGACTGTATGTTGTCCGACATATAAAACATTCTTTTTCATTGCTTATGATTGATTTCATATAAAGTCCTCTATGCTCATTTGTGCATCCTTTGGCAAGACACACATTTCCTCTTTTGCTCTTTTGTAAAATTCCTTGTTGATTTCAAAACCATAGAAATTTCTTTTTGTTTCCAGACATGCCCTGCCTGTTGCTCCACTACCGAAACAAGGATCAATGACAACATCACCCTCATCTGTGAATGTCTCAATCAGTTTTTTCAATAATTTGACAGGTTTCTGTGCAGGATGGATTTTCGGGATGTCTTTTCCATCTCTCTCCCATTCAAACCAATTGAAAACCATGTGACCTGTGCCTCTGATATTCTTTCCGTTTTCATCAACCTGCAGTCCGTTTCTGAACTTGGGCAATCTGTCTCTGTAAAATAACAAGGCATATTCTGTTGCCCCTACAACTCGCATATTTGCTTTTAAAACTTGAGGAGAATAATTCTTGATAAACACCAGAGGAATATAATTCTTGAATCCCTGCTTTTTTCCTGCATCAATGAGTGTGGTTATCTGCTCAAATGCACAGAAAACTATCATGCAAGGACTTTCTGAACTCCTGCCTCTTGGAATCGGTTTTGTGTCCTCTTTTCTCATTAACCTTGAACAAAAATGGAAATATTCATAAAGGTTGAAATTGAAATCTGATGCAAATGCAGATTTCTTTGCAAATTTGCTCTCTCCGTTTTTGTTATCTCCTCCGATGTACCACATAGGATTTGATCCATAAAAGTTTGTGCCTATGTTGTAGGGAACATCTGCAATAATCAACTGTGCTTTCTGTATTGGATAACATTTCCATCCCTGCATTGAATCGTTGTATAGTTCGCATTTTGTCTTGCTACCCCCCCCGAATTTTTTATTTATAAATTCCATCTTTATCTCCTTTGTGTAATAAACCTTTAATTATTCAGTCTCAATGAACATTCCATCATCTGTGAAATAATCAAAGATGGTTTTCTGTCCCTCAATTTCAGATGTGAGCCAATAATGTTTTGGATCTCTCCAAGCAATTCCCAGATAGTCAAGCACCTCTCCCCATCCGTATGGAGTGCCATCTTCATGTTTGCAACACCTATTCATC